TCTTCACAATCCTGAATCCCAGCGCGTCCGCATCGCTCTCACGGAACGCCGTCAGCGCCAGCCGCGCCTTCGCCACCGACAACGCCACCGGCACACTCCACCCCATCCGCAGAGCCCCGATCACCCACTGCGCCAGCAGGTCCGTTCCCACCACCTTCCGGCCCAGCGCCTTGTTCTTCCCCGCCCCCGCGATTACGGCCTCTGCTCCAACCCGATACAGCGCATCCACCATCGGATCGTTGTCCGCCCCGTAGCAATTTGCCACGACTGCCACACACCCGTTGAGGCAAGCGCTCAAGATATTCACGGACAACAGCGCCACCGGCTGCCCCGCCTGGCCATCCCCGTACCAGCCTACCATTCCCCGCTTCCCGTGTAGCCGAAAGTACAGTACGTCGTACCCCTCCAACCACTCTGGCCTGAAATCAATCGCCGTTAGCGGCGGGGAGGTCAGCGGTTGCACGCCCGTCGCGCGTGCAACCGCCACATGCGCTTCCTCCGTACAGTACGCAAACACGCGCAAGGGACACCTCCCAGGTGCTACGTGTTGCCCATGCAGGCCAGTCGCCAGTCCCCGTAGGTGATCGTGTACCTGGCCATCCACTTATAGTACCGGATGCCCATCCCCTGCGTGTGATCGTCCCAGAACACCAGTTGTGGACCTTCCCGGACCTGCAGCATCAAAGGCTTCTCAGGCAAAGTCGTGCACACCACTGCCCAGAACGTCGAATCCACCCATCCGCCGGGCGCCGTCAGCCGGTTCACCTTACCCGCGTACGGGTTCATCTCGCGGTTGGTCGTGTCGTATGTCTCCTTGTTGTCCGTGATCTGCGCTGCCATCCGCTCCAGGTTGATCGAGTGGATGATCAGATCGTGCACGATCCCCGTCGCGATCCCCCGGTCGTCCCGGAATTGGCTTGCCGCAACCCGCACCGTCTCGAAGTTATCGAGCGTCATCACCACGCCGTACTTGTTGTCCTGCACGGTCTGATACTCGGCCCCCTTGTCGTAGTGCGAGTCGTTGAAGAAACTCAAGGAGTCGTAGCAGGCCCCGTACGTGGTGGTCGCATCGCCGCCGTTCAGCGCCGCGAAACACAGATAGTCCATGTGCTGCTCGAACCGCACGCCCGCGCTGCGCGCCCACTCCTCCAGCCCGCCGACCCGGTTGTCGTTGATCGCGTTGTGCCAGATGCCGATGGGAATGTCCCAGTCCTGGTTGTAGACCACCAACCCGCGCTCGTTTCCGCCCAGCACCGTGATCGGCCCGCCCTCGTGCAACCCCGATACCTGCGGATGCCCCGTCCGGCTATCCGTCCCACCTGGCCCGGCCTGCCCCCCTACCTGCGCCGGCCACGGGATCGCCCCCAGGTCTCCATAGATCTCAAAGGCGCCTTCGCTCTTGGTCGGCTGCACCCACCCGCTCCGCAGCGGCTTGTACTCCTTCTTGCCCGCCAGAAATCCCTTGCGCATCCCATACTCCAGATGCGCCAACACATCAGTTCGTGTGATCATCTACAGACCTCCTGATTCCGATCCGTTAATCCTGCCCATCCGTGTTATGTGGGCGTATTCGTCCGCATCGCCGCGTGGCTGATGTCCACCCACACGTAGGTGCTGTCCACGTCCACGATGGTACCGACCCACCAATTGTTGGTATCCGTCGTGGTAATCGTGTCATCATCGCTGGCATACGCTGGAGCGCCGATGTCGGTGATCGCCAGCGATCCCACCGCGAACCCCCAGATGCCGTTGGTGTACACCGTGCACTTCTTGGCCCCATCCGCCGTGTCCGCGGCCTTGACCTCCACCTTCTCCGCGGCGATGCCGCCGAAGATGTCCGCCGATGCCGATGCCGTGCTGCCGCTGGAGGGCGCCGCCCGAAAGTACCCATCGGTGTCCGATTGATCACAGACGACGACACTGCCCTTGTAGACGGTGTGCTCCGTGCTCCCCCCGCCAAAGTTCGTGTACCCGGCCAGCTTCAGCGGCAGGGTTGTCAGCCCTCCCGCCGGCAGCTTGACCGGCCTGCTCTTGCTCGCTGAAAGGACGGTCATCTTACTTGCCTCCCCCCTGCCACTTCGTCAGGTCGTACTCGCTCAGCTCACCCAGATTGAGCACCGGGTCGCGCAGATCCAGCAGCTTCATCTCCCCCGCGTCGAGCGCATCCGCGTATTCCTTCGGCAGCGCCTTCTTGCCGCCCTGCCCGTCCCGGCTCGAGCCGTGCTCCCCGAAATCCACCACCTTCGCCTTCAGGATCGCCATCGCCGCCTGGATCTCCTGGTCGCCTGGGAGCGCCTCCAGGAACGCCACGATCTCTTCTGGCTTCGTGCCCAGGCCATGCTCGCCGCTCGTGACCTGCGCCGCGAACTCGACCAGCGTCGTCCGCCGCTCGTAGCGCGCCTTCATCTCGGCCTCGACCTCGGCCTTGACCTTCTCGCGCATCTCCACCATCTGCGTCTGTTGCGCGGCCAGTTCGGCCTCGTACTCCTTGCGGATCTTCTCCCGCAGTTCTGCCAACTCCTTCTCGTTCATTCGATCTTCCTCCTCTAGTTTGACGATCAGCGGCGCTACCGCATCCGCAATCGCCTGTAACTCACGCACATTCGGATAATACTCCTGCTCCTCGGCAGGCCACTCGCCCTCCGCCTGATTGTACAACCAGGCGCACAATGCCCTTTCGTCGCCGATCCCTGGCTTCCCTGCCAGCGCCTTCGCGCAGGTCGCACACGAACCGGCCCACTTACCCCACGCCCCAATCACGTTTTGGATGTTCCCCTGCAGCTCTGCCCACTTCCCTGCCTTTGCCTCGCCCCCTTCTCTGTGCTTGAAATACTGAATCTCCTTCTCCCGCTTCGCCGCCGCCTCCCGCGCCGCTTCCTCATTCGCGTGCTCTTTCCCTTCCCCGAACGGGAAGCGCCCCAACACCTTCGACCCATCAGCCGAGTACAGAATGATCTCGCTCCCCTCCTTGCGGACCACCAGCTCGGCCTCCTCCGCTTCCTCCAGCGCATACACCCCGCTCTCGCCCAACTCCACCGGCTGCAACCCCTTCACAGCCGGGAAGTTGACCAGGCTCACACTCTTGATCACCTTCTTGGCCAGATCAATCGTCGCACTGAGATACCGATACACCTTGTCGCCGACCAGCTTCCGCCCCACGTCGTTCCAATCCACGCTGGCCAGCAGCCGGTCCCCATCCCGCCACACCTTGCGCACCCAGCCCGCCGCCTCCGCTCGCTCGTGGTTCACGTCAATCGGCACCTCCTGTTCAGCCAGACCCGCCTCGAAACTGGCCACGAAGGTGTCCAGGTCCTCATCAACAACCGTCACCTCTTTGCCGTGGCGATCCACGAAATCCCCCGTCCGCAGCACCTCCACCGGCGTCCCGGCCTCGTTCGCCTCTGCAAACAGAAAGTCACCCAACAAAATGCCGCTCATCCACCTACCTCCTCCGCCAATTCGGCCACGATCCCGGCCCCCGCCTGCGCCAGGAGCGTATTGATTGCTTCCTGATTGTCCGTCACTACCTGCGTCGTCGTACGCCACCGGCCTTTGTGCGCTGGCATCTGCGTCTGTGGATCCATCACGTATGGCCCGTACGGCGTCGCATTCCCCACCCGCCCCATCACAAACGCGGCACTATTCCCTGGTGCCGCCTCCACCACCCGCTGCCCGGCCACCCACAACCGCCCCAGCGTCCCCGTCCGTCTGTACCACGAATCCGCCGGTGCCGCCGGGTAATCTGCCGCATCCCCCTGCAGCACCATCAGCGCCTGTTCGATGGCCAGCTCGACCTGCCCGGCCGCGATCTCTGGAAAGTCCTCCAGCCTCGCCATAAACTCGGCCAGGTCAGCCTGGAACTGCTCTAACCCCTCGCCCTCGATCACTTCACCGCCGCCTTCACATCGCTGAGCAACCGCCCCAGATAATCGCCCTCGCTGACGATCACCCCCTGCAGGGCCTGGCACCCGTTCACCCGCCCCCACGGAGCATCCACCGGCCGCTGACACACCCGCTCATCCTTCACGCTGGCCCACACCACCACCCATGTGCCATTCGGCAACAGCACCGGCCGTGTGTAACACCGGCAGCCAGGATGCGCCGGCGCCTTGAACGCCGTCGCTGGCAACCCCACCCGCTGCCGCACCAGGTCGTTCGCCTCGTCGTATGCCCTGGTTACCTCCGTCGCGGCGATCAGCTCCGCCCGACCCCGCCCGAACACCGGTATCAATGTCTTCACCAGGTCAGGCAGCGCCCGCCCCGTCTCTACCCACGTGGCCACCGTCTCCCGCGTGGCCACCCGCGTCGTCTCCGTGATTCCCTTAATCAGCTTCCCCACGTACCCCCGCGCCCACTTCGCCGCATCCGCATTCACCAGCGCCCAATCCGCGCCACCGGCAAATGCGGCCATCGCCTCCTCAATCACGGTCCCCGATAGCCCCACAACGTGCTTGAGCACCTGCTGGAGCAGCACCCGTTTCAGCGCCTCTTGCTCTCCCGCCCAGAACGCCGCATCTGCCACGTCCTGGCCCGCCTGCGCCACTCCCAGCACGCGCTCCTGTTGCTCCTTCAGGAACCCCTGCACCTTTGCCGCGATCTCTGCCTCAATCGCTGCCCGCTCCGCATCATGCCCGCCCTCTGCCAGTTCCGCCAGCTCGGGCGCCGTCTCTTCTTCTTCCGTGCTTCCCTGCTCCTGCGCCCCCCCACCCCCCTGCTCTTCTGGCTGCCCTTCCGCCACCTCGATCACCGGCATCCCCGTCCGCCGCCGCAGCCAATTCGTATCCTCTGGCTGCCAATCCAACAGGCTCTGGACCTGCTGCAGCCAGTTCCCCAACTGCCCCAACGCCGGTTTCTCCACCCGCGAATGCGCCACCCTGGGCATTGCCGCCATCCCCGGAAACGGGTTGTACCCCATCAGCCGTGGCACTCCGAACAGGTTGATCACCGTGGCTACCCGGTCCAGGTACCCATCCACCGCCATCAGGAATAGTTGGCTCTTATCCGACCCCAGCGCCCAGGAGCCCGTCTGCCCCGTCCCGAGGTCAATAAAATCGGCGAGCGTCGTCTGCAGCATCAGCAGCCGGTAGTATTTGATCGTGTTCAGCAAGGCCTCCGCGCCGCTGTTCTGTGCGCTCTCGAGCCGGAATTTGACTCCCGTCGGCACCGACACGAACTGCTTTTCGTCCACCGTCAGCGCCTGCCCCACCGTCTGCACCGCGGCCAGGTCGTCGGCCTGCGGCTTCTCCTCGAACTCGAACACCGGCAGCCCCACGAACGTCCGCTGCCACCCGATCCCCTGGATGATCTGATAGTTCTTGAGATAGTACCAGGTCTCATAAATGCTTTCGAGGAGTGGAAAGCCTTCGGGGTTGCCGCCGTCACGCTGGGAGGTGAAGTGTAGTGACTTCTCGATCGGGATCCGGATCTGCTCGTAGGTCGGCGCTGGCATCTGGACCAGCGCCTGCACCCCGCCCGTCTCATCGAACTCCCACTGCCAGAACGATGACTGCCGCCGCATCGCCCACTTGCGCCACCCGACAGCCTTGTCGCTGTACTGGCTGGCCACCGCCGCCTCTGGTCCCGCCCGCCGCTTGTACACGACTTCTAACCACGACCAGCCAAACAGCACCGCGCTCAGCGCATCCTCCACCGCGTCCTCGACCGTGTGGCTCATATCCTCCAGACAGGACTCCACGAAATCCGCCGCCCGCTTATCACCGTCCGCCTTCCCGCCCGCCTCCGCGTACCAGGTCGCCGTCCGCGCAAACAGAATCAGCGCATTCCACAGCGTGCGGATGGTCGGGTCCCGCCGGCGCATCTCGTTGTAGACCTTGTATGCATCCGGCCAGTTCAGGACTGGCGTGTACGCCTCCTGCACCTGGCCCGCGAACGCCAGCAGCCCCGTCTTGCCAGATTCGTTCACATCTGGGCCTGTTGCCATCGTGCCCTCCCCTGCCCGAACGGATCCCACCGGCTCGGCCTGCTCGGCGCCTGCGGCACATCGCTGAACCTGACATAACTGGGGCACATCTGCCAGGCACCCGAGACAGCATCAACCTGGTCATCATACGTACCCTTGGGAAATGCGACGGCCTCGGCGATAAAGAGGTCATTCCACGGCCCACGCAGCATATACACCCGGTCATCCTCAATCTTGGTGGCCCACAACTCAGCGCGTGCCACCTTGTCCCCCTCCACCGGTACAGGCTTGATGATGCGATTGTGCAACCGCTCATCGTCCCGAAACTCCTGGTAGTACCCATCCTGCTGCCCGGCGACCTCGATACCCTGCGTAACCTCCACAGGGTCCTCCAACATTACGGTCGTAATTTTAGGCCGTGCCTCAGACCAGGGAGCAGGAATGCGCACGACGTCCAGAATGTAGAATCGCCGCTGGTCATCCTGCGCGCACTTGGCCCCGCTGAGATAATTCGCCTTGGCTGAGCGCCCCACCGCCAGGTCCCAATAGCGGACCGGTCTTAATCCCCTGGGCACCTGGTCAACGTCAATGACCTTGATCTTGTGCGCCTTGATGATCGCCCCTTCCAACTGTCGCGGCCGCTGCTGGTACAGCGCATCCCACTCGTACCCCCCGATATTCACCCGGATGCTGGCCAGCACCTCGAGCGAGTACTTTTCTGGCCACAACGCCTCACCTGGCTGCCGCCCCAGCGGGTCCACCGACCGCCACCAGCCGCTCTTGCACGCCTCAATGACGTCCTCAGCCTCCACTCCCCCAGCCCACTCCTCCCCCATCGCCGGGAGATTGAGCACCACCCACTGGTCCGCGCCCTCCTCCCCCACCATCCGCTTGAGGAGCCGCCCCGCCAGGTCGTCTTCGTGCCACCGCTGGTGCATCAGCACGATGGCCGCCCCATCCTCCAACCGGGTATAGAGCGTGGACTTGTACCATTCGTCAATGCGGTTTCGTACCGCCTGCGATTCCGCATCCTGCCGGTTGCGCAGTGGATCGTCAATAATGGCCAGGTGCGCTCCGCGTCCGATGATGGCCGCCCCCAC